GAAGTGAGGGTTTCAAAAGCTACAAAAGTTCCTGTTATATCTTTAAGAACAAAGTTTGCATTAAACTTTGGAGCTGGTTCAGCAGTATATGCAAAACCAGCATTAGTCATTTCTACTTCTCCTACTGATCCAATGTTATCAGTTGTTGCAAGTAAGCTTGTAGCTGTGCCTGAAGTAGATGTAACTGTAACTGTTGGAAGTTTATTATATCCAGAACCACCATTCGTAAGAAATATTTTTGATATTCCACCAGTGTAGTCTGTTCCTTCTTCAATTGCAATCTGATCTCCACCAACTGTACCATAAGTATCTTCCCCAACAAATGTTGTTTCTAATATAAGACTATGGCCAGCATGAAGTGAAACACCATCAGTTCCGTTGAGTAATAGTTTTTGACCATCTGCTTCTTCCGTTGCAGTTTCAAGTTCTATGTCGACTAGATATTCTTGTTCGGTTGTTGCATCTTCAAAGACTAAAAAGTCTCCACCATCTGTAGAGTATTTGTCTGTACCATTAAGAGCTATCGAACCATCAATAACAGAAACAAATCCAGTTGCAGTTGAAGTGTTAGAATCCGAAACAGCAAAAGTAAGAACATCTCCAACTTCATATTTTGTTCCAGCATCATCAACAACAACTCCACTAACTTCACCAGAATTGATGTTACCAACTCTGCCTGTTGCTTCACCGTTACCAATATTTTCGTCAGTGTCAAGAGGAAAACTTTCAGATGCACCGTACAACGCACCAGATTCATTAATTGTTACTGACGATACTATTGTATTGACTGTAAAATACATTATTGTGTCAGTGACATTTGAAACTACTTGTATTGTTTCCCCCCTAACAAATGAAGCGTTTGGAGATAACGAATCACGATTAAGTTCAAACTCTACTATTGAAACTGAAGCTTCAGATAATGACAAAGATGAAACAACAACCGCTGATGCACCAGAGGTTAGTCCTGTAATTGTTTTGCCAATTGCTTGATCCCCAACAGCACTCCCTGATGGAGCAACTCGTATAATAAGTTTGTTACCCCAATTACCACCAGAAGCTCTCACCATATATTTGTTTGGATATATTACTTCTGGAGTTTCACCAAGTATCATATTGAAGAATATTTTATGTCCTTCTGATGTACCTTTTGCTCTATAGAGTTCGCGAATATTTTTAACAAGACTTCTCTTTGACACGCCGTCTGCGAGCGTCAAAGGAATTGCGTTCATAAACTCATCTCGGAACTGATCTAAGAAATCATAGATAGTGTTATCGATATCTGCATAGGCCAACAGTTGTTGTATGGTCTGTACAGGGTTTGCACGATACCTTGTAACTACTGCACTTGAAAGAGAAGTTCCACCAGTAATGGTTTCGCCTGTTACAAATTTTTGTTGTGAAGTAATGAAGATTCTTGGTTTGGTAGAATTACTTAAATCATCTACCAGAATTTTTGCAGTTGCTTTTGAAGTTCCGCCAGTTATAGTTTCACCTACAACAAATTTTCCCTCTGTTCCTGCGCCTACTTCTAGAACAATTTTATTACCATCAACACCTAAAACATAAGATGTGGTTTCTAATTCTAAAAGAATATTATCAATATTTACTGTGACTCTAAGTTCAGCAGCTTCTAAATATTCATAATAGTGCTTCAGAAATACGGAGAATATCGGGTGGTCTGATTGAATAAAATCAGGCAGTTGGCCATCAATTAACGTACTTATTTTTGTTGTTAAATTACCAGTAGAGTCAATATCAGAATCAAATGTTGCCATCTTTAATATCCAGATGGGGTGCTATAAGAAGTACTTGTTGTATAAGTTCCACCAGCACTTCCATCACCCACTGCTACAGTATCAACCTGCCCTGTTACTGTACTGTTTGTAAGGTCTAGTTCTAATATCTGATTACGAACTGGAACAACATCTTTTGAATTTGGAATAACAGTAAGACGAACTTGCGTTGAAGCTACGCCATCAACATCTGAAATTGTAGTTATATAAAGTGATTCTATAAAGACAGCGCCTGTTGCATAATTTATTGTTCCAGCAGTTGAATCAACATAAACTTTTTCACCAGATTGAATGTAATAAAGTCTCACAATTCCTTCGCCATTATCATTAAAGAAATGTTCGTTTGTTGTATCACCACTAATAAAAAATCCTGTTGATGAGAGTATTCCACCAGCTGATGCATTATGTCCAGAGTGAGGATTATAAAGTGCATTGTTGAAGTAGATATAATATGATGTAGCCGCAGTAGTTGTTGGAGTAAAAAACTTACCCAAAGTTACGTTAGTTGTATTACTTAAAATTGAATCTTGTGCATCATCAATAAGTCTGGTAACTTGAGAATGTCTAAACAACTTTTCAAATTCACCAAGATTGTTTGTGTCATATGATGTTATTGCAGAAACTACTTCAGATTCTAATTGACTTAAAGCTAATGTTGTTCTATTAGAATCATATTTAAATGATACATTTAAAATTAAGAAAGTTGTGTCTGGGTCAACAATAACTGGCGTAATAGATGCAACAGTATATTTTGCAAAATCAGCTACGAGTTGTTTTTTTTCTGATGAAGTTAAATCTAATCCTGTTGTTGCGACAATTGAAATAAATACTTTACCGTATTCAGCTGCACTAACTACACCTAGACTAGAATCAAACGAACCATTCTCTCCACCAAACACTTGTATCGATTGTGCATTTGCATAAAGTTTTTTAGCATACACTTTATAATCTTCTGTGGTCACACATCTTCCTTGAGATGCATAATCCAATGGAGCATTATATTTTATAGAAGTAATAGTTTCTGGTTCTGAACCACCGTTTGCAACATCTACAACTTCAACCGACACATCAGAAACACTTGCAATTCCAGCATTTGATTTGAAAATAGATGCACCGTTTGCGGCTGTAGTATTACTAACAGCGTAAGTAAGGATTACAATATTTCCATCAGACAGTGCAGTACCAATAACTCCATCACCAAAATATACTTCAAACTTTCCGTTCTCTACTTCCTGTAAAAAATAAACATCACTTGCAGCAGTGACTTGTGTTATGTCTGTTGCTTGTGTGAATGTAGTGGATGTACTGTCAGAACTTGAATTCTGCACTACAACTTTTAATGTAGAAGTATCTGCTCGTCTATTGGGAACAAGAAATCTTTGATCTGCATCTGTTGAATTCACACTGTATCTGGTTGTTACAAAAGTTCCTTCATAAATATTAACTGAAAGAAAAGGAATTGAAGAACCAGTATTAGATGATGTTACTGCATCTGCTGTGACAAACTGATAGTCTGTTCCATTTACAGATGAATTAAATATCGTTCCAGCTGGCATAGTTGCACTAGTTACAGAAGTTGTGTTTAATGAAACATTAACTGTTGCAACCGCAGCCCTAGCAGAGTTAGGAATATACCCTAAAGTTTTTGCATGAGAAACTACACTTGACCTAAGAGATGCGCTGTCTAGAAACATTTCGTTTGCTAACATGTTTGCATTGAAACCCAGATAGTGAGTATTATATGCAAGGACATCTAGTAGTGCGTTCATTCCAGAACCTTCGAAATCATAGTCCGTAAATTCTGTTTGTCCAGATAAAAAAACTTTAAGGTTATCTTTAACCTCATCAAAGTCAAACTCTGTTACATTTAATCTTTTTGTATTTATTGCCATTATCGCAATCTCTCTAATAGTACGGTTAGGTCTACTAACTCGGTTGGAGCATTTAAAACATAAAATTCTATAGTCAACTCATATGCATTGCGATCTAAATCTGGTGTTGCTCTAACACCAACCAATTGCGCTCTTGGTTCATATTGGGTTATAACATCTTCTACTTTTCTAGTCAAAAGGTGTGCAGTTAAGGGAGTCATCAATTCAAACAATAATTCTCTTACCCCACACCCAATTTCTGGGTGAAAAGGTTTTTCGTAATGATTAGTTAATACTAGATTTCGGATAGAACGCTTTACTGCTGTGATATCTGTTACTGTTTCAATGTCAGCCTTTGCACCACTTACTGTTACTACACCATCACTATCTTTCGAAGACAATTTCTTTTTTATAAAAAATAAATCCAAGTCTCTATATTGACGTACATTACGTTCAATATTGTTAAGACCTTGAGCATCTTTGAATGATGTTGGTGTTGGCATGTTCTACTCCTATACTTTATTTATAACAATACTTCACCGATTGTTTATTTAATTTCACTCTCTTGTTTAGGACTTCCTTTATCTTTAACTGATTCTTCATTTCCATTAAATGTTGGATCATAGTTGTCGTTGTAT